AGGTGGCAATCCTTACGATCTGCGTGGACAACACATATCTGAAACAGTAAGTCAACTTAATACTTTGAGCCAGTTCCGCAGAGCACAACAAGGTCGTGTGTACGAAGGATCTGCGGCTAACTTGGTAACAGAAACCAATCAATACTACCAGCAGCTTAATCAAAATTTAAAATACATGGCCAACAGTCGTGGATACGAGAAGTATTTTGAATCCTGGCAACCCGCAGAGGTTACTGAATCAGACATGGTTGTGGAAGACCTACGTGAAATGTTTATTGAAACACGTATTGATCCTAGAATAGAGCAAGCATTGCCTATGCTGGCACGTATACAAAAAGAATCACAAGCCATGAAAGAAGCTGACATATTTGAATCTTGGGCAAGTAAATTAGTTGAAGGAACATGGGCTGTGCCTGAAACTCCTGAACAAATTGATGAACTCAAAATGTGGATGAGTCAACCGCGCCCACTAGGACCAGATGCAGAAGATGTAACAGATGTATTGTTCAACTTGATCGGCGATGATGTATTGTTTGATCAACTGTCAGCAATGGCTCAAGAAGATCCTACAGCAGATGCAGTACCACTAGTGCAAGCCTGGGTTGACCGTAACGAAGACCGCCTACCTGAACTTGCTGAACTGTCAAGTGCGTTAAAACAACCAGCAGAGCCAGTGGCTGAGCCAGTGCCGGTGCAGGAACCAGCAGTACAACCTGAGCCAGTAGAAGCACCTCCTCCAGATCAGGTTGCACCAGTAGCACCGGTAGCACCGGTAGCAGAAGGTGATGATCCATCTACATTTGAAACACAACAACCTGTGAAAGAATGCAATTACACTATGGAGAATCATTACTGTCCAGTACACAGCCTGGCAGAATGCTCCGACAGCATCTACGAAACACAATTGGCAAGAATAAAATCATTGAGTTTGCTCAAATGACATAAATAACATTGACACAGAGACAGAAAGCGCATATACTACACTGTGTTTGCGCTTTTTCATTTGTGGCACAGGCAACACAATCTAAATCATTAGATAGGCATTTTACATAGGCATTTACAGGAGAAAAAACTATGGCAACTTTATCAGAAATTCGAGCAAGACTACAGGCAGCAGAAAACAAAGGCAAAACATCCACAGGTGGAGGCGATAATTCAATTTATCCACACTGGAACATGGATGAAGGACAAGCCGCAACCTTCCGATTCTTACCGGATGGCAACAACAAAAACACATTCTTCTGGGCCGAACGGGCCATGATTCGACTGCCCTTCAACGGCATCAAAGGAGAAATGGAATCCAAACAAGTTATGATACAAGTTCCTTGCATGGAAATGTGGGGAGAAACTTGTCCAATTCTTACTGAAGTACGTCCTTGGTTCAAAGACAAGAGTCTTGAAGAGATGGGTCGTAAGTATTGGAAAAAACGCAGTTATATCTATCAAGGTTTTGTGCGCGACAATCCGCTCGCTGACGACAAAACTCCAGACAATCCCATCCGTAAGTTTGTGATTGGGCCTCAGATCTTTGCAATCATCAAAGGTGCATTGATGGATCCAGAATTGGAAAACTTGCCAACTGATTACACAGCTGGTCTAGACTTCCGTATTGCAAAAACTCAAAAGGGCGGCTATGCTGATTACAACACCAGCAAGTGGGCACGTAAAGAGTCTGCACTTACTGAAGTTGAACAAGCAGCAGTTGAAAAATATGGTTTGTTTGATCTCAGCACCTTCTTGCCCAAGAAGCCTACATCGGTGGAACTCAACGTGATCAAAGAGATGTTTGAAGCCAGCGTGGACGGCCAACCATTTGATACGGAACGTTGGGGCCAATACTACCGCCCAGCCGGAATGAGTGCGCCAGTTGGAACAGCAGCCGCGGCAGATGTGGATGAAGATACACCAGTAGCTAAGCCAGCGTTCAAGCCAGCAGCCAACGCACCGGTGGCAAATGACTTTGATGACGAGCCAGCAGTGGTATCGGCACCTGTGTCTAAGCCAGCAGAAGGCAGCAAAAAGGCCGAAGACATCCTGGCCATGATACGCTCACGCACCGCCAAGTAACTGACCAGTATTGCAAGCACTCGGGTCGAGTGCTTGCGTCTATCTATTATGAAATTTTCTTTAGTATTTGAGAATACTGGTGACAGTATACCTTTTGAGGTTGCGTACAATCATGAGTTGTTTGAATTTTTTGTAAAAAAATCAATTAGTCAAAATCAAAATAGATTTTCTGACCAGCAAAAAATAGCACAACAAGTCAGCAAAGGGTTAACAGACATTCACTGGGCACTATCAAATACCAACGAAGTTCTTCATAACCTTGTTGGTATCAATTTTCCACAATCTGATAATTTAGAAACATACTTAGATCAAAGTTTTCTTAATCGTATACATGCTGAATGGGTATTTTCACAAAATTATAAAGTGCAGGTACATCATTTGAGATTTAGTCAAAACTCAAATGCTGCCAAACTAGGAGAACAACTGCATGATCAGTTTCCTGACGAAATAGTAGAAACAAGATTAGCAGTGGCCATGAAACACATTGGACGCATTTTTCCATACGAAGATGTAAACATGGCAGTTCATAGACTGGAATCAATTTTTACTAACAATATCAATTTTGATGCTGGTGACAAGTGGGAAGTGTTTGATAATCCATTTCAACAAACATCTATGGTATCCAATCAAAACAAGATGAATTTTACGTTTGGATATACCTATGTGGGACGACAACTTTACAACAAGTTTGAATATTTTGACATGAATCTTGATTGCCAAGATCATTACAACTACGAGACATTAGAATACTCTTTCAATCTCAATCTACAACAGCCTGAGACTGTGGCGTTTAGTCCAGAATTTCTAGCATGGTGCAATCAGCATAATCGCCGGCCTATGGCCAAACAAGTTCCTATCGCCAATGTGATTGGTCTAGACAAACACTTGACAGAGTATCGCAAAATACTTTATAATAACTCACGGGCAAACAACTTTGCCAGCATTATTTTACATTGAAAGAAACTATCATGGGAAAACCATTTGACGTAAGCAAGTTCCGAAAGGAAATTACCAAATCAATCGAAGGATTGAGTATTGGTTTTAACGATCCCACAGACTGGGTATCCACAGGTAACTACGCATTGAACTATTTGATCTCTGGAGACTTCAATAGAGGTATTCCATTGGGCAAGGTCACTGTATTTGCTGGTGAATCCGGCGCAGGTAAAAGTTACATCTGTTCTGGTAACATCATCAAGAACGCACAAGAACAGGGCATCTATGTAGTGCTAGTGGATAGCGAAAATGCTTTGGATGAAGATTGGCTTAAAGCACTAGGTGTGGATACCAGCGATTCAAAATTGCTTAAACTAAGCATGGCAATGATTGACGATGTGGCCAAAACAATCTCCACATTTATGGGCGACTACAAGACACTACCTGATGCTGATCGTCCTAAAGTTATGTTTGTAATTGATTCACTAGGAATGTTGCTTACACCCACTGATGTAAATCAGTTTGAAGCAGGCGAGATGAAAGGTGATCTTGGTCGCAAGCCCAAAGCACTTACTAGTTTGGTGCGTAACTGTGTGAACATGTTTGGTTCATACAATGTGGGACTGGTTTGTACCAATCACACTTATGCAAGTCAAGACATGTTTGATCCAGATGATAAGATATCCGGCGGGCAAGGATTCATCTATGCCAGCTCAATTGTTGTGGCCATGAAAAAACTCAAGCTCAAAGAAGATGAAGACGGCAATAAGATCACAGATGTCATGGGTATTCGTGCTGCCTGCAAGGTAATGAAAACACGCTATGCCAAGCCCTTTGAAGGTGTGCAGATCAAGATTCCGTATGAAACAGGTATGAGCCCATATTCGGGTATGGTGGATCTCATGGAGAAACGCAATCTGCTAAAGAAAGAAGGCAATAGTTTAGTGTTTGTTACTACCGACGGTGAGATCATCAAGAAGTTCCGCAAGAAGTGGGAGGCCAATGAGGACGGCTGCTTGGATCGTGCTATGGCAGACTTTGGAAATCATAA